AGAGCCGAAAGAATTAAAATATTAAGTGAACCAACATTTGAAGAAGACGGTAAAGCTGGTACTGGCGAAATAGAGCCAGGTTTATTCCCAGGTCCTATAGGTCAAAATACAGAAGGCAATACAAATAAAACAGTTGCACAACAAAAAGATGAAGCTGAAAAAGAATTAGCTAGACAAGCCGAGAAATTTGCACTGGAGCAAGAAGCGTCTGAAAAAGCTAAAGAAAATGATTTAACATTACTTAGAGGTATAAGTATTGATGGTTATTCATCACCAGATGATTTGGGTATGTTAATTTCTTTTAATATAAATCCAGAAGCTGATACTAAATTTAGTTTAACAAAAGTGTACACTGGAAGAGTTTATGTAGTAAATAATTTCACAAATAAAACTTTTGAAGTAGGAACTTTAAAAGCTCAACCTAATGATGAAAATTTAGGTAACTTTATATTGAATTCAGATTTTGATGAAATAATAGTAGAAAAAATAAGTAAAAAAGAACTTGAATTTGATATATTTGATACTACTGATTTAATTAATGAATTAAAACCAACTGAAGTATTAATCAATAATCAACTAACCCCAGATTTTAGAGTAACTAAAACACTTAAATTAGAATGGGATGTACCTGGAACTAAAATAACATCAAATATTACTTATGCACAATCAATAGCAGATAAGTAAAACACATAAATTATGGCAACATATTTCGATAGATATCAAAAGTTTAAAAGCAATGGAACAATTAAACCAATACCAGGTTTAAAAATACCATTTAGTACTTCAGACAAAAATGAAGTATATAAACTAGCCCAAACAAGACTTGACATTCTAAGTCAAAGATATTATAATAACCCATACTCTGGTTTTTTAATTATGTTAGCCAATCCACAATATGGTGGGTTAGAATTTAATATAAAAGACAGGGACGTTATAAGAATACCCTTTCCTTTCGAATCAGCAATTAAACGATATTTAAATTCAGTAGAAACCTACCAACAGTTATATGGCGAACAAAGATAAACAAAACAGGATATTACTTTTTGAACCAAATCCAGCGGAAAATAAATTAATACCGAATGAAGATTTGAGTATACTAGTAGAATTATACGCCACAAGAAAAGGTAGGACTATAATAAAAGATGATAGTTTCAACAGTACAAGTAGAGACCAAAAAATAAACTTTATAGCTGGAACTAAAATAAGTTCAGATGGTAAGAGAGTTAGCCTTACAACAGATTACACCGAAAAATCTACAACCGAAAGCTTTGGTATTGAAAATATACAAATAGATTTTGATACAGCATATACACCACTTATAAAAATAAAATTTATTGATGTTCGTGGAAATTCAGTTTTTTCACAATCAAGAGATATATCAGATACAGGAACCCCAGAGTCAGATTATGGGGTATTTTTTGATTTTCCATACCCGTTATTCGAACTTATAGTTAAAGGGTTTTACGGAAAACCAGTTAGCTATTGTTTACACTTAACAAAATTTACATCTTCATTTAATTCATCAACAGGTAATTTTGAAATAGAAACTGAATTCATTGGTTATACATATGCAATATTAACTGATATGTTGTTAGGATTAATAAGGGCCGTTATTACAACACCAGAAGGTCGAATTAATTGGGAAAGAAAAGTAGCTAAATATACAGCAGCAGGTATAACACTTAAAAGTATCGATGAATTCATAGATGATATAAGTAAATTATCTGATGAATTTAAAAAAGTAGCCAATAATGGTAAAAATTCAGAACAACTAAATATAAACGCAGAAACCAGAGAAGCGTTAGGCAAAATAGAAACAAAACTAAATAGTTTATTAAATAATATTGTTCCAAATGGAGTAGATTATTCAAAATCAAAATCTGGTATAGCCGTAACTAGTATTGACAGAAAAAATGTTATTGATAATTCAATCAAAAATTTCAAAGAAGAAATAAAAACATTTTTAGACGGGGAAAATGGTATAAATAGTAAAATAACAGAAGATGATTTAAAAATAAAAACAAGAGATATAACAAAAATTATTAATTTTAGATTAAAAAAGTCTGAAATTAAAAATGAAACAGATTTAATAAATACTATAATAACTAAAAAAAGTAGTGAATATTCAAAAACAAATACATTAGAAGAAAATAGAGTTAAAAATTTAGCAGTTTTAATTCTACAATCAAATATTAAAGATTTGGCAGATAACTCAATAATAGAGGTTTACGATTTAAGGTCTGGATTTAGTGAAGTTTTATTTAAACAAGATACTTTAAATGATTCAGATTCTAGAATTAGAGAATCACTAGGTAAAGAATTAGCTGAAATATCAGAACAAGAACTACAATTCAGTCCTACAATCAGAAATATAACTAGGATACTTACATTACATTGTGAAGTATTCATGGAAACATTACAAGAAGTTTCAGAAAGAGCAAGAAATAACACCCCTAGAGACAAAACCTTAAAAACAGCACTTGTAGATGAAGAACAAAAAAGAGGTCAATTTGGGGGTCAAAACGACAGAACAATATACCCTTGGCCAGAATACAATGAAAAAGTTACTGACGAAAACGGAGAAACAACTTATCAAGAAGCTTGGTTGGGTTCAAAACTAGACTATAATCAAATACAGCAAGTTCCAGAGTTAGTATTCACTGAAAACTTATTAGCTGAGTTATTAAGATTAAAACAAAAGGATAATGAAACTATAAAAGAGAATAAGTTCAAAGGTGTAAACTATTATCCAGTATCACCACTTGATAACCCAATATTTTTTCCTCAAATAACTAAAAATCCTTATGAAGTAGCACTTACAACAGGCAGAGCAAACGATGCTTTAAGATTATTATTATTAAGAGGTTTCTTATTACTAGGTTTATCAAACAAAAGTTTATCAAATTTAAATATAGAAACATTCGGCAAACTAGAGGCTGAAAATTTAGTCGACTCTATTTCAGAATTTGATGATACGATAGCCAATGATTTAATACAAGAGATAGCATCTTTAGATTCAGAACAATTAATTCAACAAGGTGAAAAAGGTTTTGATAATATAAAAAACCCAAAAGGTGTGAAGATAAAAAGTATATACACTTCATCTAGTGATACGCTAACTTATAATTATATAGGTTCTGGCACCACAAACCAAAGATGGTTTATACCTATAAATAAAAATTTCGATGGACAAGCTTTTTATGATAGTAATAATAATGCTATAACCCCAAGTGACACTTTATATACAAGCGGTAAAAATATAGCATTAACAAATACAAAAACTGGTGATGCTGTATATTTTAAAATAATTGAAACTTCTTCATACGAAGAAAAAAACATATCACCAGATTATGGGTCAGAAATAATAAATAAATACAACGAAAAACAACCTGGCAACTTTATAAAACAATCTAGTTTTAGAGATGTAGAATTAAAAAATTTAAATCCTTTTTCTAGTAGTAAAAAATATACCGAGATAACTGATTTAATATATGATGAAGGAGACCAGGGTGGTTCATATAAAAAGGCTGGTGCAACGTCACAAGAATCATCAGTTCTATCAAGTTTTTTCTATAACTGGGACAAAACAACAAATTTATTTCCCCTTACTATTAACAGAACTAGTCCAATAAAATCTGGTAACTATTTATCAAAAGGGTATAATAAAGAATCAACAAATTACAAAACAAATGTTAAACCTACAATAATAAACACAGAAGAACCAAGTAAAACCTACGAAAATACAGTAGTTAATACTTTATTTACTGGAGTATATCAAAGGTCCTTTCCTGAAAATTGGGGTACAAATAGAGATTTAATTGGTTATAATTTAGGTGATATAAATGACCCGAATTCAAGTCAATTGGACATGTATACACCTTTCATAGATTTCAATATAGATTCTGATTATTATAGTTTATTTGGTAGTAAATTTTATTATGGACAAAACACTAATGAAGCTAAGGCTTTTTTATTTTTAAATACCTTTAAATTTTATAATTTAGACGATGAAAATATATTAAAACTTTTTATAACTAATAGTTCATATATTAAAGCACCAAAATTATGGTGCGCATATATAGGTTCAATTATTTATAGACTAGATGAAACCAATGATATTTTAACTTTCACAAATACACAACTAGACACTGGTTTAGCACCAAATGGTTCTAACTTATTAAAATTAGACGATAGATTTCCAGAAAAAGACGAATACTTGTATCAAGTTTGGAATAACAATAGATTTAGTAGTGGAATAAATTTTAGGGGAGAAAGAGCCCTAGTTAATATTACAGATACAGAATATGAAAAAGTCGGTGAGTTAACAAAAAATTTAAAATTTGAAATAAGGGAAGAATTCAAAAGAATATTTGAGAGTTTTGTTAACAATGAATTTAGGACCATTCAAGAAAATTTTGAAATTTGTGATGACCTTGGTGACTTGGCTTTAAAATGGACTGAATTATACGATGCAACAACTTTTACCAAAACAAACCAAGTTGGCGTTTCTTTAGGTTCTTTAAGTACAAGAAATTTAATATCTATATTCGATAAATCGAATGTATCAAGTACATACGAAAACGTAAGTATAATAGGTTCAGAAGATAAACCAGAAATTGGCGAAAATATATATAGTGAAATATTCCTAAGAACAAGAGAAGGTAGCGAAGCCAATGAATTAATAAATGAACTATACAGAGGTTCTTATTACATTATAAATGGTAATGTAGAATCTTTATTTACTTCTTCTACAACTGATGGTGAGAAAATAAAAGTAGATAAATCCAAAATGTCAACTTTTTTAACGGGGTTCTTTACAAGGATTAAAGAAATTTCCAAAGACTTTTCAGAACAAAGACAAAATAAATTAGACAAGCTAAAACAAGAAATTTATAACACAACCAATGATGATTTTATAAAATTATCCATATATAGAACTTTAGCATCTATAAATACAAAATGGTTAGGAGGGACCAACTGTAAAGATAACAGCCCGTTCAAACAATGTACATGTAAAACAGGTTCAGACAATACATACGATAAGACAGTAGCTGAAAACGAAAAGATATCTGAACCAGATTTAATACATTCATTTAGATTTGTAGATTCGGCATATAATGATATAGGTGATACATTTTATATAAACCCATTTTATGTTCAGAGGTTAATTTTAGGTAATTTTAATCAAAGTTTTTTCGATTTAATAAATCAAATATTAATTGATAATAATTTTAATTTTATTGCTTTACCTAATTTCATAAATTACAATAGTTTAGACGATGTGACCGATGTTTTTAATACATTTACATATTCAGATGTCATAAAACCAGGTAATAACAATACAACATCTGGACCTTCTTTCGTGTGTCAATATATAGGTCAAACATCTACAACACTAAGTACACCGTATAATGACTATAAAGACGATGGGGTATATATTAGATTAGATGAAAATGGTAAAATAATAAAATCAAGCATTCCGTCACACTACGGAACAAGTAAAAAAAATAATGGTGATTTAAGTTTACCAGTATTTTTAGTTAGTTACGGGTTACAAAATCAGTCTTTCTTTAAAGATATATCTATATCTCAACAAGAAACTACAGAAAGTTTAGAGAGTCTTCAACTTATTGAAGATTTATCATTAAGTGCTGACAAGCGAAAACCAACATTTAAAGGTCAAAACCTATGGAATGTATACCAAAAAAGACAATACAAGGTAGAGATAGAAATGATGGGCAATGCTATGATACAACCATTTATGTATTTTCAATTAGACGATATACCACTTTTTAGAGGTATGTATACAATTTATAAAACAACTCATAGCATAACACCTAATAATATGACAACAAAATTTAGTGGTATAAAAACCAAAAGATTTAGAACACCATTAATAAAGAAAGAAGATTTCTTCATGTCATTAATATCTGGTCTTAATGAATTAAGTGATAAACGAAATACACAATCAGGTTCCACGGAAGGAAACTTTAGTACCGAATACACTACTAATATTGACCAAACACAAATTATCATAAATAAATAAAAATGGCTGGGATAAATATAAAAAATATAAAACAGGATGAATTCAATAGCATCACACCATTCTTTAGAAACTATAAAACTAGGGATATTAACGACATTGATACAGTTGTTTTACACTGGACAGCTGGTAGTACAGTAGATGGTGCGGTTAGAACTCTATTAAAAAAAGGATACGGATACCACTTTTTAATATCAAAAGATGCGGAAGTTTTCCAAGGTTCAGAACTTAGAAGTAGAATAGGTCACGCTGGTAACTCATACGGACCAAATGGGGCGAGTACAAATTCAACTAGTATTGGTATTTCATTTGCCGTACCTGGCAAAGATACAAAAGAAACACCGAATAGTGAAATAAGTAAAGAGATGATAGATGTTTGTATTAGATTAATTTTAGATGTAAAAAGAGCTTTACCTAAATTAAAGTGGATAACAGGGCATCATTGGGTTTCACCAGGTAGAAAAGTTGACCCTTGGTATTTAAATTTTCCCAATTTAATAGCTGATTTAAATAATGAGTATAACAAACAACAATCCATCGCCACAACAAAATCAAAAGAATTTGAGATATGGAAATCTGGCTACCCACCATTTCCAAGAGGATTAAAAGGTAATTGTAAATGTATTGAATTCGTAAGAGGCTCAAAAACAAAGTGTAAAAAATCCACAGGCGCATGTGAAGGACCAGGTGGTGAAAGTTATAGCCCACAAAGAGTAACATCAAAAGTAGATGATATTGTACTTACTGTACGTGACCTTGATGATAATTTATTGGGCACTTAAAGTATTTTAACTATATTTGCTATATGAAAATAGGGAACATTATATCAGAAAGTAAGTTAACAGTAAATAAACATTTCAACATATATAAAAATTATATTGAAGTTGACAATGATTTACCCACATTAATAATAGGGTTAAATAACATTAAAAAAACTGGTAAGGATTTTAAGTTTTCAAATAGAAAAATAAATGACACCTTATTTTGGACATTCTTAAAAACGGAAAGAAGAACATTTTTCAATGAAGACTTATTTTATTTTGTGGAATACTGTTACAAACAAATAATCAATAAAAATGAATATGTATTCATTGATTTAATATTAAATAAAAAAGAATTTTTAAAAAAACTTTTTAATGATATTAAAGATAACTCAGAAACTAATATAAATCTTATTACAGATTCTATGATTTACATTTTATCTAATCATAAAATTTATGGAATAAATTTAAACCAAATAGATTTTATAGGTCGTGATAGAAATACGTTTATTACGAATATTAAATCATGGTCAAAAGTTTTTTTAATACATAACGATATATTTATAAAGTATAAGAATAAACTAAGTATGTTTAATGATGAAATAAAATATATACCCCTCTTATACCTTATAGACGAAGATGAATAAAAACCCACTATTAGCCTCATTTATATTCCCAGAAAGATTAAATTGGTTCCTAGATTATTTAGAAGAAAAATTCAATATATCCAAAGACAAAGTTTTCGTATTTAAAATACTAAATGATGAATCAAAAATTATGGTTACGTTTAAATTTATAAACAAAACCGATAGAAAAATAAACTTCAAAAGACTATTTCCAGGCGTAGTACAAATTCATAAAAAAGGTTATTGTATATATACAATAAATGCGTTAAACAAACTAATTGAAGAAACAAGCGGAATGGAATTGGGTAATATCAATTACAAATCATTTAAAATAAACTGGGACGAATATCAAGATAAGTTAATTATACTAAAAAATAGAAACTTATATTTATACGACATAAATCGTATTTTTTAATCAATTTCTTATATTTATATATAAATAATGTTTATTAAAATAATATTATAATGAAAAAAGAAAACGTAAAAAAAGCAATAGATACCTTCTTAGATAATGAAGAATCTCAAAATGATGATGTTGTTATTAAACAAGATAAGAGCATAGTTGAAAGAATCAATAAAAAAGTAATAACTGAAGATGGTAGACAACTATTAACGTAATGAAAAAAAATATAAAAAAATTAATCAACGAAGAAGTTGAAAAATTTAAAAAACTGCACGAATATAACTTCTACACCGAAGCTGATAATTTAATACTAGGTAACCTAGAAGAGCAAGAAGACGAAGAAGTTGAAGACTTCTTTTCTGGAGGTGAAGAAGAAGAAGAAACTGAAGAATTTGATACAATGGGACCAGATTCAGAGGAAGAAGAAACTGAAGAAGTAGATATGGACATGGACAGTGGTAGCGATGAAACAGTTGAGCTGGATGTAACTGAATTAGTAAAAGGTTCAGAAGAAGCAAAACAAAGTGCTGACCAAGCGAATGAAAAAATAGACAGTCTATTAAGTATGGTCGGTAAACTAGAGAACCAACTAAAATCAATGGAGCAGATATCATCTAAAATAGATTCACTAGAAACAGAGTTAGAAAAAAGAGCACCAACACCAGAAGAAAAAATAGAAATGCGTTCATTAGACTCTTACCCATATTCAGTTAAATTAACTGACTTTTGGTCTTCACAAGAAGGTCAGTATAATATCATGGACAAAGAAGATGAAGAACCAAAAGAATATACGTTAACGCAAGACGACATTGATGCAGATTATTCAGCAACTGATATCAAGTCTTCTTTCGAAGAAGAAGACATGGATTAACAATAAAAAAAAAATAATTAATTAATTAATTATTTTTTATACATTAAAGCACTATATTTGTAATATAATTATTTTATAACATAAAGCACTAAATTTTTAAAAATGGGAAATTATTTAAGCTACCTAAATGAGTACAAAAAAGATACTCAAAAAAATAAATCAAAAACAAACAGTTTTGATTTAAAAAATTACTTTAACACTTACCTACCAGACGGAGTTAATAAACAAGTAAAAAACATTAGAATCCTAAAATACAATGTTGAGGATAATAAATTTTGGGGAGAAATGTATACGCACAAAAAAGAAGTTGAACCCAAAAAATGGAGAACATTTACATGTATTAAACACGAAAAAGGTGAAGAATGTCCATTTTGTGAAACCAGAAAAATGCTACTTGAAACTGGCAAAGACTCAGACAAAGAGTTAGCTAAAAAGTTTTCATCCAGAAAAATGTTTGTACTTAAAATTATTGACAGAGATAAAGAACATGAAGGTGTAAAATTTTGGAGATTTAATAAATCCTATGATAATACTGGTATTTTAGATAAAATTTTATCTACTATAGAAGCGGTAGAAGAAGATATTGTTGATTACAATACTGGAAGAGATTTAAAAATCGAAATAAAAAGAAACCACTTAAAAAGACCAGTTGTAGACTCTGTTAATTATTCACCAAAACAAAGTAAACTTTCTGATGACCAAAGCTTAATGGAAGAGTGGTCAAATGACACTAAAACATGGGAAGATGTTTATGCTGTTAAAGATTATAACTATTTATCTATAATTGTGATGGGTAAAACTCCAATATGGAGTAAAGAACAAGAAAAGTTCGTTGCCAAAGAAGACGAAACAACTAGCTACAAAGAAAGTAAAGATGATTATGAATCTGAATTAACAATTGGTAACACTAATAAAAATATAGAAACATCATCAGAAACTGAAGAAATAAAAAAGAAATCAGATGATGATTTCGATGACCTTCCTTTTTAATTAATTTAATTTAACAAGATTGGGTGAATTTAATTTGCTCAATCTTTTTTTAAAATGTTTTATTCAAATGACAAAAAAACCACCAAAAAAATTACCAAACAAAAAATTTGACTTAAGTAAGTTTAAAAAAGATAATGGGTTCAATACCGTAGTAAAAGAAAAAGAATTAACATGGATTCCATTATCCGATGCGTTTCACGAAGCCTTAAAAATACCAGGTCTTGCTAGAGGTTACTTTACTTCTTTTAGAGGATATAGTAACACAGGTAAATCAACTGCTATATACGAAGCAGTTGCTGGTGCTCAAAAGATTGGTGACTTACCAGTTATTATAGAAACAGAAGGCAATTGGTCATGGGAACATGCAAAAAATGTTGGTGTACAATTTGAAGAAGTTGTAGACCAATCCACAGGTGAAGTTATAGATTATGAAGGTGATTTCTTATTTATGAATGGTGATGATTTATTGAACAAATTTAAATGTGTTGATTATTCAAATAGTAAAGAAGGTACAAAACCTTTAAGAAGCGAACCAATAATAGAGGATGTCGCTAGATTAATGACCGAATTACTAGACATGCAAGATAGTGGTGAGTTAGATAGAAACTTATGTTTCCTGTGGGATTCAGTAGGGTCAATAAATGGTTTCAAATCCGTCATGTCTAAATCAAACAATAATCAATGGAATGCAGGCTCAATGGAAACAGCATTTAAGTCACTAACAAATCATAGAATTCCAGCTTCAAGAAGGCAGGGTAAAAAATATACAAATACCTTTGCTGTTGTTCAAAAAATATGGCTTGATAATGAGAACAAAGTAGTTAAACATAAAGGTGGCGAAGCATTCTTTTATGCGCCAAGAGTAATTGTACACTTTGGCGGTATCTTATCACATTCAACAAGTAAACTAAAAGCTGTATCTGGTGGCGAAACCTATCAATTTGGTATTGAAACAAGAGTTAGATGTGAAAAAAATCAAGTTAATGGTATTGAAGAACATGGTAAATTAGCATCTACATCACATGGCTATTGGAATCCTAAAAAAATTGATGAGTATAAGAAGACTCATAAGAAATATATTTTAGGAAAATTAAATACAAGCTTAGATGATTTTGCTATTGAAAAAGAAGAACAGTCATTTGACAATGCTGACCTTTTTCAGTAATTAATTAACCCTACAACTAATTTAAACATGAAAAGATTACCGCCAAAAAATAGGTCGGTAAATAAAATCAAAAACACCCTTCTTGTTGATGGTAATTCATTATACAAGAGGGGTTTTATTGGTGCTAGAAACGAATATAATTCAAAAGGTGAACACATAGGTGGAACGTATCAATTCATCACCGTATTACGCAAATTATTGAATGATAGTCTATATCATAATTGTTATACATTCTGGGATGGAGAGTTTTCTGGAAAACTAAGGTGGGAAATATATAAAGATTATAAGAGCGGTAGAGGTAAAGATTATATAAATGGTACTAAACCAGAAGACCTAGAAGAAGTCTATCAAAGAAAAGTACTCTTTAATTACCTAGAAGAATTATTTATTAGACAATTAATTGACGATAAAGTAGAAAGTGATGATTTTATTGCATACTATTGTAAATTAAGAAAAGATACTGAGAAAATAACTGTCATAACCAATGATAGAGATTTGTGTCAATTAATTGATGATAACGTAAGAGTCTACCTTTTAGATTTAAAGACCTATATAGATAAAAATACATTTAAATATTATTTTGATTATCACCATAGTAATGTCGTTCTTATAAAAATGTTATGTGGAGATAATAGTGACAGTATTAAAGGTATAAAAAGAGTAGGAGTAAATACATTAATAAAATATTTTCCACAATTAAAGAAAAGAGAGGTTTTACTTAGTGAAATTATAGAACAAGCCAAAGAAATACAAAAGAATAGGGTTGAAACCAAAAAGAAACCACTTAAGGCTATTGATAATATAATAAATAAGATTACTGATGGTATTCAAGGGGATAAAATTTATGAAATAAATAAAATTCTAATAGATTTATCACAACCTCTTTTAACTGAAGAATCTAAAGTAGTTTTCAATGAATTAATA